CTTTATCCTGTTTGCTATCCAGTTAAATAGTTGGGCAATAGTTCCGTTACCTGGTAAGGATGGTGCCTGTGACTGGTCGACTGTTATTTGAGTGCCTGTTACGTCGATGTTGTTTATTTCATTTTCGATCCTCTTTAATTCGGTGTCGATAATGTCCATATTGCTATTATGGTCTTCAATATTGTAATAATCGTTTGCCGCAGGCTTTTTTAGCCCATAATTTGTAGTTGTAGTTGCCATTACATAGCCCCCTCTCTAAGCGTTTCGTGTGTATAAGCGGCAAGTTGTCCGTGTGTATATCCGACTAATGTACCGTTTGTCCGATATATGTAGACGTATGAATACGCCAAATGCGCCGGTTTGATTTCTTCCATTGCCGCAGTAAGGTCATCCATATTAGGCGGTATCCCTATTGTACCGGTAAACTTAACCTCAAAGCGGTTTTCATTATTATATTCAATTATTGTAACTTCGCCATTGCTGAAACTTTCTGCAACATTCTGTATCATCGCTGTTGTAGTCGTTCCAGAACCACGCAGCTTGCTCATGATTCGTGTACGCCGGAATTCATAAGACTTGGAAGCATTAGTTTCTAGTCCTAATGCCTTCTCCCAAATACTTAGCCCCCATGTCGCAGATTCTACATTAAATTGCAAAAACAAATCTTCCCTTGCAGCTTTTAAAGCTTCCGTCCAATGTTCAAACGCGCCCTGCAACTCAATTACCTCTTGACTATTTATATAATAGTCAGGTAACAAATCAATAAGCCCCATTAGGCGCTCACCTCCACTGTTCCGATAACCGGCACCTGATTGTCGGCAATCGCAATATTACTTGTGCCGCCGTTTATCGTCAGAGAGGTATAATCGGTTACCCCGTCTATATCCAACAGCATATATGCAATTCGATTATATACCAGCGTGTATTTATCAAATACTATACTCTGCAAATAACTATCCAGCGCAGTTTCAAGCGCTGTTTGCACTTTGTCTATTGTTGTTGTATCGTCAATTACGACTGTAGCGGCAACGTTAATCGGAAGCCCTTCCGCGCTTTCCACCGTCACAGTTGCGCCGATAGGCCGGTTTTCTTCGATATGCGCCGCACAGTTAGCCACAATAGTTGAATCGACCGGGCCGTTATTGTTCCCGACTATTAAAACCTTGACCGTTCCAGGACCATTCCATAGGGGATAGACTTTTGCCGCCCCCACGCCGTCCACTTCAAGAGCCCATTGTCTATAATGCGCCACATTTCCGGATGTCGCCGGGTTTTGTAAATATTCATATAAACGTTTTACAAGCGCCGCGTCTGTTTCGACATCCGTGCCACCTGTTGCTGCTTCGTTATTTGTAACTGCTGTTAGTCCGTTGATATTGACAAGCTGTTTTGTGATAGTTCCTGCAGCGACATTATATTCTTCGCCGATTTCAGCCGCGGTTGCAGTAACTGCAGCCGTACCGTTCGCTATTGTTACAGATTCATCGGTCTCAAACTGCAGCCCATCAGGTGTTAGGAATATTTTGCCTTTTTCGACCACCGTTCCATCCGTGCCGGTTAACGTCAGTGTTACTGTCGCCTTTGTGCCTGCCTTGCGGGTAATCCCATACTCTGCGCAGCGTTTATCTATATACTCCCCGGAAGTTTCATCTACAAAGGCAATAGGAATGATTGCATTTAAGGACTGATAGGCTTTCCATATCTCATACGCCACGGCGCTTATCATATCATTTGCAAAGCTGCCTTCCCTTGTATCAATATCCGTTGATAGTCGGCTAATGATATCAGATTTTATGCTTTCAACCGTTAAATCCTCATACATCTCCTATTTGCACCTCCCCGTAAACGGTCTCAATCGTACAACTTATATTCAGCACCCCATCGTCAAATGATACCAACACATCGGATACTCCGGTAATATACGGATTTATAAGCAAGCATTCTCTTGCATACCTGACTGCCTCTACTTGTTTAAGTTCCTCTGTAAACGGTTGCCCGACAAGTGATTCGACCTCGCAGCCATAATTCCAGGTGTAAATTTCGTGCCTGAACCGAGGAGTATGCAGGGCTTTCCATGCCCAAACTAAAACGGCTTCCTTGCCGGTTACAATAACCGGTGAGCCGTTTTTAAAAACCGGTACATTCTTTTCAAAATCCCATTTTACTTCTTTGTATAATTTCAGTTCCGTGTCTGTTTTAACTGACAGAGGTTGTATGCTAGGGAATAAACTCATACGCCCACCACCTTACAGAGGATTATATAACGCTGTTCATCTTCAATTGGCACAAGCAGCAAGCGGTCTCCTTCAGTAAAGTAGCTCACTGCGCTATTTTTTAGAAGCGAACTTTTGTCCTGAATGGTTCCCGCAACATCAAGCGTCAAAGGATCTTTTGATATAACTCTGCCAAAGCGGAATGAAACAGGTATGCGCGACATATTGTCATCACGTATAATTTTTGCTAACATTGCAAAAGGATTATCTTCCATTTATTCACCCTCCACCAGGCTTATATAGGTAAGTCCATGTACTATTATTTTTAGATGAGCTTGCTGTTTTGTTGCCAGTCTTATTAGGTAAAGACCCTACTTCCTGTTCGTCCATAATGTTTTTAAAGTTTACAACCAGCTTATTGTAATACTGGCCCAGTTTCCATGTATGAACATCCGAATCTATATAGAAAAGTCCGTATATGCCTGTATAAGGCTCACGGACTACTACGGTACCACCTGTTATATTCGCAATATTACCGAGATTTTCGATTGTAATCTTCTGGCTTATACCATTGTCAGATATAAGTTTTTTTGCTTTCTCTGTGGCATCTTCGCCGTCTGATTGTTTAAGGTAGCTCTGCATTACACCATAAAGTTTTATAGCTTCCGCATCCTTTTGTTTCCCAACAAGCTGATCATCGGTATTATAAATAGCAACCTGGTTTATCATGTTTGCTATGCTTTCAGTCGTAGACGCCGACATAAGATTGCTGCCGCCTTCGATTACAAGTGTTTCATCTGTTACTGTTTTTTTTATTACGCTCATTTTCGCTCCGTCAAAACGAATCATGTATTTTTCTCCGGTTTTTTCGGATGCAAGCGTATAAGCTGTTTGGATAATCTTATATAGGCTCACGCCGATAAAGTTTCGAGTTATTTTAATCCCGGTTGCCGCCAGGGAACCGATGGTAATGCCAAAATCAGAACACACGCGTTTTGCTATAGCCTCAGGAGTCATGTTTGTGAATTTGTAAACCGCTTCATTGCGCTTCAGGTAAATGCCCCGGTCATAGCACGTTATATTTATTACGCTGCTCCCTGTGCTTTTCTGCCGTTCAAAAATATACCCGTCAAACAACACCCGATTGTCCTGCATAAATACTACGCCGTTGCCAAGTTCGCATTCAACTGCCGGAACGTTTTTATCCCTGGGAGAAGAAACAAGCCCAAACTCAAGCGTTCGGGCGCATTGCTGATAATCACCCGACCATGTTATGCTTTGTACGAGCTGCGTTATGTCCACGGTACCGGCACTATTAGCAATAAGCAATTTAAGCATAAACTCACTCCTTATAACAGGTTTTTATCGGGCAATTTTATGGTATTGCCAGCATAAATAAGATGAGGGTTTTTTATTCCGTTATAACTTGCAAGCTTTGGATAAAGAGAGGCATCACCATAATACTTTCGACAAATAGCACTTAGCGTATCGCCCGACTTAATGGTATAAGCCTGCACCGCCACAGTTGTTCTTTTTGTGCTTCGAGCACTATTACCTGTATTGCTCATCTGTACTGCTGATAATTCACGGTATTTGCGCATTGTAATAGTGGCATATACATCGCCGGTGCCGTCTTTTTCGCCGTAGACAATTTCGGCTATAAGCACAGGGATGTTTACCGTGGTATCGGATACTATGAATCGTAAAACCGCACGATTGTCACACCAGTTTTTAAACTTGTCTACATATCCGTATGGGTCAATCATAGCGGTCGCTTGCAAAAACGGATAATTTTTCGCCGGAAACATACACTCCACTTTAAATGCCGGAAGCGTGCCATATCCGGCAAGCGCTACGTCCCCTAGCGTGTGAATATTTATTGTCTCTACGTTTATGCCATGGGAAACCTCAAAACTTGATGGTGTGACGGGAAGCACAAGCTCTGTGCTTTTTTGTGTATCAAAAAATATTATTTTCCGCAGTTTTATCACATCCTTATCACTCCGCAAGTTGATAAGCCCTATTCATCTGGTTTACGATTTCCCGTGCAACCTTCATAATATCGGCTTCTTCGCGGATATAAAAATTATTTCCCGTTATAACGGCAGAAGCATTTCTGCCTGCACGGTATGCACGATTTTCAGATGCCGTCAATACTCTTTCCCCTTCGTGAAGCAACATAGGGAAATTATTATAGGGAACATACTCCAAACCATAAGCATAGCCCCTGTAGCCAGGAATGCTTCTTCTATAATCAATACCGTTTCTTTGTATATAGTTATAACCAATGCCGTTTCTCTGCATATAGTCTTCTGCATATTTTTGCATCAACGCAGCACCGGCATTATTTATCGCTGATGCCAAGCCCTTTGAAAATTGAGTTCCCATTTCATAACCAGCACCCCAATATTCATCCTTTAACCCGGCATCGTTCTTGATTCTATCCGCAAGCTCTTTATTCGACTTCAAAGCTAGCTGAGCACCTTCGCTCGCATTATACTCGTTCTGTGCAATAGCCTGGGCTTCAGCAAGCAACGCCCCCATCTTTGCGCCCGCTTCTTCTGTGCCCTCAGCAGCATACTTTGTATACTCTTTATACATTTGTGCAAGTCTTTCTCGAACGTCATCGCTGAATAAGGAACTTATGCTGCCGGTCATAACGGCATTTAACGCATCTCGCTCATACTGCTCAGCGAGGTTTTCAAGTGAGGCCTTCCACTTGCCGATTTGTTTGTAAGCCTCCTGCATTTTCGCTCCGCCCTCGCCGTTCAAATAGTCAATCTCTTTTTGCAACCCTTTTTTGCGCTCATCGTTATATCCTTCGCCCATAGCATTGTTTAGTTGATTCTGTGCATCCTGCAGAGTACTGGTAAGGCCAGCGATTGTTTTTGACTGTTTTTCCATATTTCCGGCAAAATCTGCACCCATGTAGTCAGCAATAGCTTTTGCAGCTTCTTCGCCTGGGACAAGGCCCTTGCTTACCATGTCTTGAACTTCTTTTTTTGTTTTCCCCGATGCCTTAGCAAGATAATCCCATACTGGAATACCTCGTTCCAAAAGCGGATTGAGATATTCAAGGGTTGTCTTGCCGCTTGTCTGCATACGTCCAAGAGATGTAGCAACATAAGTCATGTCCTGCACACTCATGCCTAACGCAGATCCGGCATCCCCTACCTTGGTTAAAAGAGGAATAAGCTCATTTTGTTTATACCCGTATGCCAATAAGGTTTTGCTTATGGTAACCAAGTCATCATATTCAAAAGGCGTTCTTGCCGCAAAATCAGTCATCGATTTTAAAAACTGATCTGCTTTATCATCGCCGCCAAGGAGTGTAGCAAACGATATTCTGTTCTGTTCGCGAGTTGAAGCTATGCTTGTGCCGCTTGCAAGTGCATCCTTCTGAGCTTGGGTTATTGCATTATATTGGTCCTTATAATAACTTTTGAATGCATCATCCTTTTTTTCGAATACCTGCGATCCTCCTTGGATTGTCCCTAAAACTCCGCCTAATGCCGCGCCTATTGCTGTGCCGATTCCAGGCCCGGCAAACATTGTCCCAATTGCTGCGCCACTCCCTATTGTCGATAAAGCATTGCTAAATATAGTACCAGCTTCCGATCCAAATGCACTACTGAAACGGGTATTTATTATATCGCCAAATATATTACCAACAAGCGATGCAGCACCTGATGTTGCAAGAGTGCTTATAATACTATTTGTAGCATTTTTAGCCCTTGACGCCCTGTTTTCACTCTTGCTGACAGCGTTCGTAAGACTTAATATATCCTTCTCTGCTTGCTTTGCATTTTGGGATACTAAATTAAGATTTCTCCGCGCATTCTCATATTTTGCGTTTGCCATCTCAAGCTTAAGTTTATCTGCTGCTTCACCAGTTTTTGCAAATTGTTCTTCTGCCGCTTTAAGCTCTTTTTTTGCCTTATCGACATCAACTTTTAAGGTTATTTTAGTCTTATTTAAAGCATCAAGCTTTGTCTGAAGCCCAGTCAGATCTTTGTTGAAAGCTTGATTTGCATTTCTCATGGTAGTAATTGCTGTTGAAAAATTGTCTTTCGCGGTTATCGCTATGCTTACATCACGGCCCAATTTTTCACCCCTTACATTGAAAAATCCCTGCCGTTTAAACCGACAAGGACTTATGAACTTACTTATCCTATACTTATCCATTAATAATGACAGTATATATTCAATAGGCTTATTATGAATATGAAAAACCCTATCATACATATCCAAAAATTTATATCTGCCTGATCACGTGGACTTTCCTCGCCAGTCCAGTATTTCGTCTTATGCATCACTATCCATCTTATGCTAAAAACAGCCACTATCAATCCCGAAATCACAGCTAAAATCATTTTTTTGGCCTCCACTACTAACATATATTATAATTTCACTATTACATCTATATACATTATATCTATTTTTTGGGCTTTCGTCAAAAATTACTTTATACTTTTTTCATAGCTTGTTTCCATGTCTTTTGCAAAAAAGGCTCTTATTACAACCTTCTCCCCTTCCGGCAGATTATAATAAGAGCCCGGCATTATATTGTGCTTTGTAAATAAATAATACATTAACTGCATTTCAGGATCAGTATCTATTTTTTTTTAATTTCTTCTATGGTGTCCGTACGATATCCTGATAATCTTTCAATTGCGCGGGATATATCAATAATTTCCCCTGGAAGCAGCATTTTTTTTACCATTTCTGCCGGTGTTACAGCTTTATATTTAGCCATAAGTTCCGGAGACTTCAAATTTGGCTCGACCACACCAGCAAGTATAATATGCACTTCCATATCTTCCATTTGCGCACGCGAAATTTCCATTGCTCTGCTGTATGGAATCGCTTTCAACTTAAATATCACAGGAGATCCACATAAATTGCTTAACCGTTTAATCTTATATTCTTTCTCCGGAAGATCCTGAATATCCATTTTTAGCAGTAAATCAAGTGTATCCATATCCCATTACACCTCCACACTATCCAATAATTCATAATCAGTAAATGTAAACGGCGCTTCTACTGTGCCATTCTTTGCAACTTCCCAATCTGCTAAAGTCAAGTCGTCAAAGGAAACGTTCCGCAAAACAATACGCTCAGCGCCGTAAGCATCAGGATCGTCCAGCTTCGATATTATTGTAAAGCGTACGTCCTCACCTTTCTTTATCTTGTTTCCAATAGCCAAAGCCATCCTGCTGTTTACTTTATGCAGCCTCAAAGAACCTGTGCACGATATTGAAGTAACCTTTTTATCTACTGCCATTTGTCCGCATATATTAACATCCTCTTTGTTGAACGACACCTTGGCTTGCAAGCCGTAGCATTCAGAAACGTAATCCCCGTCCAGCCATACTTCGCCCCAAGTGCCGCACATTACTCTATTAGCTTTTAACTTTTTCATGCTGCACCTCCTTAAATCGTTATGCTGAGGCTAATATCCTCAATAGCATCAAGGATCTTGATAGTTGCTTTCAGGAAAACCTGGTCATCTGTGGCCGCTTCCTTAATTTCCTGCTCTGTCATGTCCGTTGTGTCAATACCTTTGCTTTGCAGATATGCTTCCTGGGCTTCAATATCGATGTCGACCGTGCTGCTGCCGCTTTCGAGAATGCCGTCATTTTCCAACCCGGTAAAATACCCTTTAATTGCGGATATAAGCAAGCATTTGTTATCATAGCTGTTGGCATATTTGCCTATATAACTGTCCTCGGCAGTAGTCTCTATATCGGTTCGTATCATGTCGATTGCCTCTACAATTTTAATCTTTTTAAACGCTTCTCCTTTGTCCTGAGTAGTGGTCTGCAAGGAGTTTACGCCGCGTCCCACCTTAACCTTTTCGCCGTCGTAGAAGATAACAAATTTTCCTGCGTCAATAGCCGCGTCGATTTCATCCTTCGACAATTTATCAACCGAACTTACCTCGCTAAGCGGAGCATAAGTACAGGATATGGTCATCGGCGTGCCGGCAATCAAACCGGCAATGCGCGAACAATACTGAGCCGCTGTGTACGTTTTATCACCCACCGCTATGCCGCCGGTTGTAAAATTAATAACACCTTCGCTATCTGCCTCTATATTGGGCAATACAGCTTTAAACGTGCGGCCGTCCGCGCGCTGGCTTTTAATCCATGTGGAAATCTCTGTCGCTTCGGCGATAGTGCAGTCAGGCGGTCCCACAAGGTAATCGACTGTCTCTCCGACGAAATAATCCAGAGCTTCGGCCAGATTCGTTGCTGTGTCCGGCAATACATACGCAATTACCTTTTTAGGCGGATTAATATACCCAATAAAAGTCCTTTTCACATAATCTTGATTTTCAGTCCCTAATGCACTAAGCAGTGTCGATACCTGCGTCGGTTTAGTCAGCGCATACGCTTTGGTTCCGGCTCCGGCTGCATCTTTCAATATAATCCCGACTATGCCCTTTTCCGAGCGCTCTATTGCCGTAGCAGCCGCTGTGCTAAATTCTATGTTGATATTCGGCAGTCCCATAGTTATTTATCCCTCCTGTAAATTAGTTATTACCGACTGCATCAGTGGAGTTGTATCCTCCGCATCGGTTCGTTCATCAAAATACTGACATTGCAAATCTACATATGCCCGATCAAAATCCATGCCGCCAGTGCTGCTTTGCACCTTTATGGCCCTATCGCCTACAGGCACGTGCCCGCAAGAAAACAATTCCAATACTGCCTCCTGCAACTCCGCAAGTTTATCCGGGTCTTGCCGGTAATACTTGTCTATGGTTTCAAAACAGGTAATTGTAAAATAAACAGTTTTTTCTACAGTGGAGCGGTTTGCGTCTCTCTTGCTGGTCCTTACGTATTCAAGCAGAAAAGACGGGCGAACAAAATCTTTCGGGCATCGCTGAGGATATACCATATAGCCGGGGAATGCAGCTGCAATTCTATTGTTTATTGCAGTTGCAATATCACTTGGTTTCACCATTTGTTAGCCCTCCAGTTTTTGCCGTATTTCTTCGACAAATTTTTCTGCTTCCGATATAGCTTTAGCTTCTAATACGGTACCTGCGGCCTGGTAAAAGTGGTATCCGCCAACATAAGGTTTTTTGATGCGTGACCGATATTTGTCCACTTTCCCTGATGGTTCACGGATTCTATGCCCGCTTTCGAGATAGTTAGTAATCGCCCCCGGGCTGTTAGCTCCGGTACTGCCCTTTACCGGACGAACGGCGGCATAGCCTCCGCCTGAGCCTACATGAGACTCCTGCCAACTTTTTATTTTCCCTGTTTTATCATCTAATCCGGACGCATCAATTTGTCTGTCAACTTCTTCTTTCGCAATTTTTGCAATTCGCTCATGCAACCCCCTACGTGCCTCCGGCAATTCCTGGAGAATAGCTTTGAGGTCTTCTTCCAATTCTTTCAGTCCATCAACTTCAACACTTTCCATTATGCATCCCTCCTCGCTGAGACTTCGTATTCATTCTTATATTCGTCCAACGTATGCATGACTAAGATTTCATAAGGTGTGTTTTCAACCGTAACCAGTTCGCCCTCTTCAAGCGTAATAACTTTCGGTGTTACTAAAACATACTGAGCCTCTATCGTTGACATTGGATTATCCTGTGTGTGCCTTATATATTTCTCGGTCAGGCAGGCCGGAAAAGTCAATATTGTCGGTTCACCGTAAATCGGCCTATTTAACCCGTCAAGTGTCGGGGCTCCTGTTCTCTCCACCGTACAGGTTTTCGGCTCAACAAGTGCGGCTGTAACCTCATAGTACATACGATTTATTTCAACGATGTCAGTTAAAAAACAATGCTTATCCTTCCATCTAAATGCATTGTGCAGTGTTATGTTTCGCTTGCGGATAGTAAATTTTATTGATTTGGCACCAAGGCCCGCGCTTGAAAAAATATTGGTGCCACTCTGCCGTTCAACTTTCGCCCATATGCTGGCCTCAGCCTCCCAGGCATATGTATTGCCGGCGCTGCTTAATGTTAACACCTTAATTCTATCCTTCAATTCCCCGGGATTCATTGTTACACCTCCGGCGTAGGAAGCAGATTGACACAATGCATACCGAGTATCGTATCCACAACTTTATTGAGGTTGCTTTTTTCTACATGCATACTTCGGTTGTCGTACATATCCTGGCAAAGTATATAAACCACTATTACAAAATCCTCATGCGTATCTATCATGGCATCATCTAAGCCAGTGTACGACCTGATGAAGGCTTTTGACGCATCAATCAACGCCTGTATTTCCGGCTCCGTATATTCTCCTTCTTCGAGCCTCAGATAGCCAGCGACATCACTTACCGTTATTTCGCTTACTTTCATTGTCTTTACCGCCTTTCGTGGCCTTTTCTTGCTTTACTTCTTCAATGTAACCAGCTTTAATAAGGTCTTGGAGTATAGCTGTATCGCTACACTCCTTAACCTCCCCTTTATACATGGAAAAAGCGCCAGCAAAGCTTACTTTTGCTCGTACCAGCATATAATCACCTCAAATTAAGCTGCTGCCATTTCAAGCTTAGCAATCTTCTGAGCGTTCTCAACCTTTGAGTCAATTTCTATCCAACCGACTACACCAACTGCGTGCTGGGTTAGAAATTTTTCCCTGAGAACTTCGATGCTTACATCTTCAGAAAGCTTAACAGCTAATCCGCTCATGTCACCGTAGTATATGGCTGTTTTACCTGCGGCCACTGTGGGCATGTTTTCAGATGTATAAACATCTTTGCCAAACAATGTATAGCCCCATCTTGACGTTGCGTCTTTGTTCAGGATGTAGTTTCCGTCATTATCTTTTAACTTTCTAATTGCAGTCCTGGTTGCCTTATTCATAATCCAAATTGCATTGCCCTGGTATACGTCAGGTACAGATTCCTGCAAATCAATCAACTCATCTGCGGTAATGGCAGTTGCACTCGCTGCGGTAACCTTCTGTGTAACTGTGCTAAGGCCTGCGACTTTATCGGCCGTTCCGTTCAGTAGTTCTTTCTCGATCCATTTGCTGATAGCCTCTGCCATTGCACTGATAACAAAGTTCACAATGTCAAACTGAGAATTGTTTATAAGTGACTTGGAAACTTTGGTCAATGCTCCGGCTAAGTATCCTTTCAACTCAATGCTTGCAAATTTCCCCGAAGTGGATTCCAATTCAACAAATTCAGTAGCATAAGCCATTGTGATGCTTTGAGTTGATTCGTCATAGTAGGGTATGCTCAAAGTGCCGCCGACATTGTAACGGGTAGCCAACTGGTAAATCGGGCAAATGTCATATACTTTCTTAATAATCTTATTGGCTATAGACGACGGAATAACTGCCCCATTATCACCAACAGTTAAATTAACATCTGCTCTTTCTTCAACCACACCACGAATGTAATTAGCGAACGCTCTTTCCTCCGCTTCTGCCCTTTCCTCTGCCTTCTTGTCTTTCTTTGAGCCATCATCAGTAATTTCCAAACCTTTTGCCCTTTTTTCGGCCTCAATCGTTGCGTCCAAATCCTTGATTTCCTTCTCAAGGGCATTAAACTTGGTTATTTCCTCTTCAGTCATTGCTCTTTCTTCGGCTTTTGCCTTATCAACAAGAGCTTGCATTTCCGCTACTTTACCATTTCTTTTTTCAATTAAAGCCTTAATTCCCATGATCATCTCTCCTTTAACTTTTGAATTTTGTTTTCAAATTCTGAGTAATCAATTTTGTTGTTCTCTTCAGTCAAATCTACAACCGTAACCCCGCACTCAGAGGTTCTTATTTCAACTTCTTCCTCCGCTTCGGCCCTAATTTCTATTGACGTGGCTGAATATACCGGAATTTTCTTCAACGCCAGGGTTATTTCGGTCATGACAAAGTCTTTTACTCTTCTAAGCGGCAGTTTCCCGGCTCTTTCTTCAATTTCGTCCACAACATTGAGCATGTTGAAGCTCCAGCCTTTTAGTTTACCGGCTTTCGCGCCTTGTATGACTTCTTCGTCTGTGGTTACGGCTTCTGCTCTAAGGCCGATCTCATCTTCATAAACTTTTAGGGTACCTTCCTTTGTGGACGCTATTTTCCTTTCGTGATCCACCTTCAAATCAATGTTGTTCACTTTTTGAAGCGCTCTTTGAAACGCTCTTTGCTCAATGACTTCAATAACTTTGCCGCGCGGAGTAATCACCGGCCTGCTTTCTCTCCCCGGCACATTTACATACCCTGATATGTGCAGCCCATCAGCTCTGATTTCCGCTTTTATTGTCTCCACCACCCTTCAATTTGCCCATATTTTGAATTTGATTTGTGTTAGGAGTATAAATCTCCCCAGTGTTTGGATTGTACAGTACAGTATCAAGCCCCAGCTTGATGAAGCTCAGTCCCAAAGGCTCCAAATCTTCCATATAACGGACTTCATCAATTTGCAAGAAATTTGAATCAATGCCTGTCTTATAAGCTTCAAATCTCTCTTTGATGTCACCCTTTAACATTTCTTTAGTGTCAAATGCCCAATAAAAAGAACTCTTCTCGCTTTCGAGCAAGAGTTCCCTGTTTAATGCGCACTCTATGGCTTTGATTACCGGCATAACACCCATTTTAAAAGCATTTGTGTATTCTTGCCTTGACGCAGTCCCCCTTATTATATTTTCGGGAATGTTAAATATTTTGCAGATTTCTGCCGAATTGGTTTCTTTATTCTCATTTAGCTGCATCTCGACAGAAGTATTTGAAGCTTCCTGAAACTCAAGGCCTTCATTAAGGATAACCACGTTGTCGCTGTTGTTGCTATAAAGCTTCCTCCACGCTTCCTTTAGCTTGTCTATGGCCTCCTGAGTTAACTTCCTCGGCGATTTTACAAATCCTTTCTTGTTGCCGCCTTTTTTTACTAAAGTTTCTTCAAAAATAAGCGAATTATAGGCTACGCTCAAGATTAAATTATTTTCTTCAATTATGCTTTGACCTTGCGCTCCGTCTTTTGTGTTCCTTAGAATTTTTATAAATTCATGCGGCCAATAATCTTTCCCATTCACTAAAATTTTAAATGATTTAAAAATAGGATCCGTATTTTTAATTGTTGAAATATAACTTTCATCTACATAATGCAGGCTTATAACATTGTTCAGATGCCTATTTATATAAGCATAACCGCCTTTGCCAAGAAAGTAATCTGTTATAATCGCCCGCCAAAACTGTACTGCATCCAGCGTATCTTTTGTATCGTCATTTAATAAACCTACCCTTACATCGTCTTTCACCTCCTCGGCTTTGCCGTTGTTGTCTTTGTACAGCTTTATCGGCAGCATTGATACCGTGTCCGCTATAAACTGGATACAGCTTTTTACGCTTGGTATATTTAAAGCTTCTTTCTTTGTTATCGTTGTCCTGCCTAATAAAGCTTGCAAAAGTGCAGTATCAACTTCAGGAGTTATTTCTTCAGCTCTCTGTTCTTTTTGCCAAAACCATTTCAAACTCTCACCACCCTTCTAGCCGACCTGTACCGCAAAATCATCCATACCAAACAACATATCTTGTTGCAATAAATAAGTGGCGTTGATTAGCGCCACTACCATATCAACCTTGCCAGCCGATTTTTTCTTGTTTACATATTTGTTCAAATTTGTATCTTCTGTACATCTAGCATTCTGGAAGTTAATCTCCAACATTAAATTTTCGTCGTATCGGAACTGTTTGCTTAAAATGCACTCTTTTAAAAGCTTTGTAGGCATATGTAAAACACTTGAATGTTGTTTAATTTCAACGCATTCGTAACCGGCCGCTTCAAGTTTTTGGACCGTACTAATCGCATTATACCGGTCATATCCTATCTGCTGGATTTCTACGCCGTATTTATCCTCAAGACCGAGAATAAAGCTTTCTATAAACCCATAATCAATAACTTCGTCGCCACATTCAAAGCATACGCCTTGTTTTATAAGCTTGTCGTAATTGACATCTTCTTTCTTGGTCTTATATGCCTTTTTGCCTTTCGGAATGAATCCCCACGCTTTTGCGTATATTTTTTCTTCATGCAGGCAAACCATTGCAACTGCTGTGTTGTCATCTGTCTGTGATAAGTCCAAGCCGAGATAGACTTTTTTGCCCTTCCAAAATGCTAAATCCTCTTTCTTTTTGCATTCCCGAACCTTTGTAACTTCAATGTACCCCTCGGTACCGAGACTTTTGTATTTAATGTTGCAATGCTTGCAAAGAAAGTTTTCGCGTTTATTTTCGTATAGTATAGCATCTTCGCGCATTTCTTTTATGGCTTGAAAGATATATTCATGCGCTACTGCTACAGGATTGCTCTGGTATATCACTAAATCTTCTGTTTTCCATCTATCATTTACAAGAAATTCGTCGTCCGGTTCATACAACAGAGAAAAGATCCTTTTATTCTCCCTTAGCCCATCTAAAACTTTTTTTGCTTTGTCTATTTCATCAATCATTACATTGTTATCGTTCGGGTACTGAGTGCTTATTATTACACCCAGCTTATTAAATAGGGTAATCTGGGAGGACCTCATGGCTTCTATCGGATAACTGTCCATAGCTCCGGCTTCGTCGGCCAAGAATGCATTCGCCAATTTGCCATCCATCCGGTCTTCGCTGTACGCTAACGGAGTATATTCACTGTCCGTAAGCAGGCAGCGTATTTCACTTCTCAGGATCTTAAACACTCCATCTTCGGCTAGTGCCGGACTAACCTTTATTATTTTTTTAATTGCCAGTTTTATTTCACTCGATAACTTTAAGTCCGGAGCAACAGAAAAGAACCTGCTAAACTGCGGCTCCATCAGCATTAGCAAAATAAAAATAACCGCTATATTGAATGTTTTAAAATTCTTGCGCGCTATCTCCAATATGGCAGTTACATAATATCGAATATTCTTGCCTTCATTATTTTTTAGCTTGGTGCATAATGTAGCTACAATTAACAGCCATGCATAATCTTCTAAACCTTCATTCATTGGACAATGTAGATCTGGATGAACCATTAATTTAAGCAGCTTATTTAGTTTATCAAATGCTTTTTCATCTGCATAGGCTTCAGGATCCTTGCCGTCAACTATATCTATCCATGCCTTAGCTTGCTTTTTAACGTACTTCGGCACCTTGCGATTGCCTTCCTCCAGGCACCATTGGGCGTATCTATAGGCTTTGCTGTCTTTAACCATCTTTTAGAACTTCCAGAAGTTTATTAGAGGATTTTTCCTCTTTCTTCGGTATGCTCCGGAGCGCTGCGGCAATCGTCATAATGTTTTCTTTTTCTATATCAAGAAGCATTTTGCGCTTAGACTGCAATTGCTTATCACATGATATGAGTTTGTTTTGCAGTCTGTCTTTGTATTCTAAGTATTCGGTAAATGCAATTTCGCCTTCGTAATGTTTTCTCCCCAGCTCCGACAATTCACTATGCAGCCTTGATTTCAATTCTTCAAACTCATTGCATTCTGCAACCATAAGGCAATACCGGTTTATAACACCTTCATATATGGCGTCATTCTTGCCTATCGTTTTTAAGAGGCTGCTAAGTCTCTTGAACTCCTTATGTGCTATCGCATTGTTTTTTACCTCAGGGCGCTCTTTTAATGCCTTGCCGGTTGCAAGGGCCTTCTCTCCCTCTTCGCGCTGCTTTAATTCGGCTTTGGTTCTATGTGATTTTTTCTCTGTAGTTAGTACTGAAAATGGTTTCGGTGGTGTCGGCATTGACTAAACTCCCTTCAAAACTTGATGTGGGAATATTTTGCTTACCGAGGGGGCCGCGTGGTGTTGCGCATTTCTAAAAAATTCACCTCTACACCCCGGGGGGGATACCATCTATTCCCTTTTTGCTTTCTTCCTGCTCGCTTATGATGCTCAGTATCTCTTGCCTTGGTATCTCACCGCGTTCAGCCATCTCATGATGGCGCTCGCACAATGTAATAAGATTGTCATTGTCTAAACGTCTATCAAAGTCCTCTTCCAACGGTACAACATGATGTACTTCCAGATCATCATAAGTATACTGGTTTACGGTATTATATAGTCTACGTATACATATCTGACATAAATAACCATCTCGCTGCTTTATCTCTTCCCGTTTCTTCTGCCACGTTTGGGACCAACGGAATTTATCTTTATCATTCCCTTGTTTACTACGTTTAGGTTTCTTCCCGCAATCATATTTACTGTCGTGTATCCTCATACAATGCTTACAGCTTTTTAACATCTACTTCAGCCTCTTTGTCGAAAACTTTTGTATATTCCCTGCCGGCTCAGTGTTCTTACGGTGACTGGCCGGCAGGATTCTACAGAGAAAGGAGGTCAAAATGGCATAAAGAAAACCGCTGCCGGGTTCCGGTGCGGTTCTCATAAAAATTCCATTGTAATTTTATTATAAC